CCCTACAACACAAGACCCTATGTTTGTAAGATTTTCAAATCAAGAAGATTTAAATACATATGCACCGACAGCAACTAACACAGCCGGTACGTTTAGATTAGATACTGGTAATGAAATTAGAGCAGCTATACAAGGTAAAGATTATATCTTTGTATCAACTGATCTTGCAGCTTATGTAATTCAATTTGTTGGTCCACCTTTTACTTTTTCCGTTAGACAAGTAGGTACCAACTGTGGATGTATTGGTCAACATGCTATGTCTTATGCAAATGGTGCTGTATGGTGGATGTCAGCGGAAGGTGGTTTTTTTGTTTATGATGGTACAGTTAAATCATTACCATCTCTTGTAGAAGATTTTGTATTTAGTACAGATGGAGATAACCTAGGTATTAATTTAAATTCAAGAGATGTTATCTATTCTTCACCTAATTCTTTATACACAGAAATAAATTGGTTTTATCCAAAAGATGGATCTGAACAAGTTGATAGATGTGTAACTTATAATTACTCAGAAAATGTTTGGACTACTTCATCACTAGATAGAACTACTTATCAAGATCAAGGGGTGTTTAATGCTCCTTATGCAACTGATTATGTAGACAATGGTACACCTGTATTCCCTGATATATTAGGTATTACAAATAAATATGGAGCTAGTATTTACTATGCTCATGAAGTAGGAACCGATCAAGTGAACAGTACAGGTACAACTTCTATAGATGCTTTTATTAGGTCTGGAGATTGGGATATTACCTCACGTAAGAGCGCCTTGGGTCAGGCAACAGGGGTTGCTGATTACAGAGGTGATGGAGAATTTTTTATGTCTGTAAAAAGATTTATACCTGATTTTAAATACCAAACAGGTAATGCTCAAGTAACTTTATTTGTAAGTAGTTATCCAGATGATGTAGCTGTTAGCTCACCACTTGGACCCTTTACAATAACTTCTACGACTGATAAGGTAGATACAAGAGCTAGAGGCAGATTAGTTTCTGTACAGATAGCTAATACAGCAGTAGGTGAGTCATGGAGATATGGCACACTTAGATTAGATGCACAACCAGATGGTAGAAGATAATGTCAATAGATAAAAGAATAACTCATAGAAGACACTTCAAAGGAGGAGCTGATGCTTCTATGGCAGATTTTGGTAAAGTTACGACTCCTGGTGTTAGTAAAGGTAGAACAGGACCGGGCCCAAACGTTAGTGCTGGTGGTGCCAGTTTTAATGATCTTGGTACTGAACCAAGTGGTAGAGATTACAGAGAAAGCAGGCAGGAATTTGTAGATAACTTAAATAGAAATAATGCTACTAGATTTGAACCTTCTTTTACCCGAAGAACATATAAACCAGTAACTTTAGATACAGTTGGTGCTAGAAATCAATTAAGAAATAAAGGTGGCATAAAAAATTTATTTAAAGCACTACTTGGTTTTGCTGTGCCAGGTGCTAATTTTCTTTTTAACAAAGGTAACCAAGGTATAACTAGTATAAATAATGCACTTGGAGACTTTAGAGAAAAATTTACAGGTTACAGAACTCAAGAAGAATATGATAATGCTAGACAACAAAGAATTAATCTTGGTAGAATTAATACACTACAAAATACTTTAGACACAAAATATGCTGACGGAGATTATAGTAATACAAACTTAGATGAAAGACTTGCTGCTTTAAAATCACAAATGGGAATTGTACCTAATACTGCAGAACAAAACGCACAACAGTTTCTTGATTTTGGTAATGAGCTTGCAGAAAATACTCAACAAACAATATTTCCAGCTCCTAAAGAATATGTTTCTATGTATGGCCCTGAGATAAAGCTGGCTGATGCAGGTTATGCTCTTGAAAGTCCTGACGCAAATTTATTTCCTGAAAGTGGACTAAACACTTTAAGGTTCCCTGAATTTAATCCCATAGATACTCAGGTAACTCCTCAACCTAATTATTTATTTGCAGGCAACTATTCTCAAAATGCAGTTGGCAACCAACTATATGGAAAAGAATATGATGTGTTAACTCCATTTGAACAAGAACAAATAGATAAAGCAATTGAAACATATGGAACTAGATCTACAGGTGAGTTAGCTTAGATACTATGGCAAAGATAACTAACTATATACCTGAACCAAAAGAAGATTATGATGTAGATAATCAAAGACAGATTATGGAATCTTTAAATACAATGAAACAACAACTTAATTTTTCTTTTCAACAAGATTTAAAAAACGAAATAGATACTTTTAATTACTTTTTATCATGAGCATACAATATAAAAATGCATCTAAGATATTAGACGGAACAGCTATGACCACTGTTTTGACTATAGCTACGTCAGCAGTAGCTATCATAAAATCTGTATATGTATCTAATAACAGCACAGGAGCTGTATTAGTTAATTGTGATTTAAGAGATTCATCAGCTAGCACAGATGTAGAATTTTTTAGAAAGGACATACCTGCTACAAGTACAGTCAATGCCACAGAACAGGGGTTGAATTTAGAAGCAGGAGATGCTAT